TTAGTCCGTAAATAGATACACAAAACTTGCTCCAGTTCCATCGTCTGAATCATTATCACTCATTAATCTAATTTTCCTGGTCAATGAATCTATTCTATTATTCAAATTCTCACTAAATTGAGTAATGGACATATCATCATTTTTTAGATTTCTCATGTATGTTGGATTATTTGCTATAGATTCAAGGATTGCCAGTGCAGTTCTATATATATTCTTTTTATTTATATTAGAAGATGGAGAATATTCTTCAGTAGATATTAAATTATTTTCTTCTAAATAAACATTTAATTTATCATCTTCAAGATTAATACCCTCTATTTCCATTTTCAATCTATCTATGTTTGTCAAATTTATCATTCCTTTCATGCTTGCCGAATTTTTCGGTATGCTACTTTGATTATTTTAGACATAAAAAAAAGATAGCCAACTACATAACTATCTTATTAATTACTTATAAAATTTAATACATAACTCTTTATCTTATTTTCTTCAAACCATTGTAATATTTTATTATATTTTTCTGTCTCTTCTTTAAGTAAATATTCACCTTCAGGTGGTATTTTCTTTTCTTTATAATATTGTTTGACTCTATATTTTAACATACTAATTAATTTATCTTTATTACATTCTTCTATATAATATGGACTCGTACATCTTATATCTATATTACTTTTACCATCTAATAGTCTTCCATCTTTCATTTTCATTTCTATTATATAATATGTAAATCGACCATAAGGAAATGTATTTATATATGGTTTATATATTTTATTATCTAAAATAATATATTCATTATCTAATATTTCACATTCATTATAATAATTTTTAAATTTATCAAATTTATCTTTGCCTATTTTGTCAATTATATTACACATAAAACCAGTTAAATCATACCAGTAAACATTCTTTTTATCATTATAACATTCTGAAACATCAACATCTTTATAATTAAATTCTATACGATCCGTATATTCCTTTTCATCATATGTGTCTCTTGACCAATGTACTTTGATATTTTGTCCATTGTGATTATAAGCGTAAATATCAGAATTAACTGTAGTCATATTATCACCTTCCTTTATATTATAAATTATTTACCCTATACCCTTAAGTTTTGTAAAAATAGAACCCTTTATTTTACTTGATTTCAGCACCTCAATATTTTTAAAAATCAATTCTAAGGTATTCTAAAAATTGAATAAGTATAATTACATACCACGAAAAATAAAGTACCTTAAAATGGCTCTATGAAGAATAAAATTTAATATCACACAATTAATAATATTGTCTAGGATTTCTTACAACTAAATATATTAGAATTGCAAATATAGGCAAGAATAATGTAAATATTCCCCATCCATATATATTTATATATCGTTTATAATTTTGTAAACTATAGTAAAATTGATCTAATTTTAGAAATAGAATAGAAAATAATTTCCTTAAAGCATTGAAAGTCCTTGTAGAACATTCAAATCAAGGGATAATTTTTACCTCTTGAAAATCACTAATTTTTTTGGTGTGTGAAAAATTGAACTAACTAAATTTTAATTTTAAAGAATAGGGGGATTGAATATAACAATAAATTCATAATAAAATCAAAATTTTAAGTAATACTTTATTCATTTTTATACATTTATTAAGCATTGATTATAAATGATAATATTATCATTTAATAAAATATTGACTTACAACTTCGCTAAATATTATTTTTGCGAAGTTGTAACATATATAAAAATATACATCAACCATTGATATTACTGGATTTATAGCAACTTCACCTTTTTACAACTACATTAACCTTATTGAGAATACGATAAATTGGTAATTATTCTACCTTTTATTACCTATTATTACATTAATTATAGTATAGTTCTCCATTTATTGTTAATGTATAAAGTTACATAATTATTGCATATCTATGTATATTTTGTATACCTATTTAATATGATTCATTATATTAAGGTATCTTGACATAAATATAAATACTTAATTACTTAAATTTTTTAATTGTTAACCAAATTTTTTTAAAAGTTGACAAACCATAACAGAAAACTTAAAAAGAGTTATTTAATACTACATATCATCTTTGCTTATATTGTGTCATTTCTAATCTATAAATATATCTTTTTATTTTATATAATACTATAGAAATAAGACATTCCTAGTATTTATTTTAACTCTGTTATATTACCATCCTTCATATCTTGACTATCCTTTAGGTTATTATCCTTATTGGCTTGTATTGCCTTGATCTCTGTCTCTATATCGTTGGTATATGGACTATGCTCTATAGCACTATCAATACTCATCAAATGATTATTGTATAAGTTAACAATATTATTAACTAATTCTGTCTCATTGCTTGGTATTGACATATTAAACGTGCAATCTAATAATCCATCTACATTAATACCTTTATATCCTAATAACTTCTCTATCTGTTCCCATCTACTATAATAGCCTTGCTTTAAATACTCAGCACTCATACTGCCTTTAAGCACTGGAAGAGTATACATCATACGAATACTGGCACTTGCTAAATTTGCAGGATTACTGCTGCCATTCATGGCTATAGATGGAGTCATGGATATATCTAACAAACTATTCATAAGTATCTTATACATCTCCTTTAAACTGTTTATATCCATTTTAGATAACACTAATTCAAAACTACTTCCATCATCCAATTGTAAACAGTTACCAACTATATTCTTATCTATTGCTCCGTTGCCCTTAGAATCTATATTTAATTTAGTCCCTTTAGTAACTGGAATAGGATTTAAAAATTTATAGAATGAATCATGATATTTACTCAACAACTCTTCCATTTTATCTATTAAGTCAACATAATCTTCTAAATCTGATCTACCTTGTGTTATATTTTCTTCGTTCTCCTGCTTTATATATAGCACTGGTAGTCCACTTAAATTCTTATATGTATTCTTTAAATATAATCCATTACCACCATTATTGTCCCATACTTCCACTCTATCTGGATAATATACTGTATAATAACTTATACTACTAGATTGTATTGTATAATGCTCTATAAAGGCCACATAATCGCTGCTATCTGTAAATACTGGATATGAGTCTTGTGGTTGGATTATTTTACTTTGTATTATACCATTATCATCTATGTATAGATATTCTGCTGCAATTCCATATTTATTCATCTTGTCTAATATCTTATTATCTATAGAATTAAATCTGCCTCTCTTATATACGTCATTTATTGCTTTTAATGTATTACTGTCCTCACTTGTCAATGTAACTGGATTTTTTAACAGAAAACTTTTCTGAAATGCTAATAGTGGTTTTGCATATTGCAAGCATATTTTAGTAGTTTTAAAAGTCCTACCATTGTAAACTGTATCGGCTCTGTTTAATATTGCGTGGCTACCATTCAAATATTCTTGTATATTCAATATATTCAATATTCTATCTTGATGTATGGATTTATTACATTCTTCTGTAAACCATGTTTCTATACCACCATAATATAGATTTATATATTCTTCTAAATTCAAATTTATCATTCCTTTCTTATTTTTAGTAAAGTCCTTAAAGAAACCTGCTAAATTAGTTACTCATTTTTGAGTACGCTATATATAACTCTTTCCACTTTTTAATGCTTGTATACTCAATGATAGACTGTCCACTAAATCATCATGATTATCCGATCCTTTTGCATTACCAAAACTTCCGTTATGTTCCTGGAATATACGCATCTGATCCAATGTTTCTCTATCATTTACCAAAATCATTCCAGTTTCAAAAACTTCCTTCAAGTCCATGACTAATTTACTTTTACTTACATTGTCCGTGTACCATCCATAATCCCAAATTTTTTGACCTTTGATTTTATCAAATCTCTTTATCTTAAGCATTTGTATATATCCCATTTCTTTCCTTAATCTAGTAATTAAATCTAGGCCATATGTATTTCTTTCGGGCAAATACATACAATAATTAAAATAATATCCTAAGTCATAGCATATTTTAGCAAATTTATATACTGGAACATCATTTCGATTGAATGTACATACTTGTTCTCCAGAACTATCCAGTATACATATAGCACTATCATCGCCTTTTAGTCCAGCAGACGAATCGATTCCACCAAAGTATCTTTCACCTTTTTTAACGTCTTGGTATATATTTAATCCATTTCCATAATACATCTGTAAACTTAATGGCAATTCTTTTATTTCCTTAATATTTAAAATATTTGGTATGTAATTATATCTTTCTGTTATTGTATTTGCATCAAAAACGCCCACATTCGAACTCTGGAACATTTCATCTGCATTGGATGGAAACTCTTGACAAAATTGTTTTTTAGATATATCTAGCAATTTCCATTCTCTCCACATTATTTGCAATAAATTAGCACCTTTTTTATATAAATCCTGCTCTAATGGAGTTAATTCTTTACTTTCCAATCGTCTGCCACAATTAATAGATTTATACCATGTTTCGGCTTCTTTATATTCTGCATAGTAATTGTTTTTATCTGCATACCATGGGAAGAAAAATGCTTTATATCTACTGTGCCCTTTATAAGCATTGTTGAATAATCTATAATAGTTATTACTTACGCCATTTGCTGTGGATTCTATAATTAATTTACTATTTTCATCTTTTGCTAAAGATTGTTCCAATGCTAATAATCCCTTTGTATCTTGTTCATTTTCCCAAAATGCGAATTCCGTTATATGTATGAATGAATATGTCGCTCCTCGGCCTAATTCTTTATGCCCAACTGTAGAATTTGTTATCCTGCTGCCATTCTGTAATAATAATTCATGTCGATTGAATTTTCGTGGTTTACTTGTATACTTTTCTGGTATACTTTCATACATCTTTTGGAGTTTTGTATATACTTCGTTTACTGAATCACCTGAATAACTAAGTACAATACAATTACTATTTGGTTTTGTAATAGCAGTATATAACATAAGTCCTAAAGATAATGTAGTAATACCTAATTGTCTGCCCTTACCAATAATAGAAAATTTAATATGCTTGTCATATATACTTTTTACTATTTCTTTTTGTTGGTCATTCAATTTAAATGGAATTAACTGAGAGTGGTTGTCTACTATTTTTACAAAATTCTTCAGCCAAAGAATTGGATTACTATTAATCTTTTTTAATTTCTGCTCATGTGTAACAATCATTCAATCTCCTCCTATTCTTCTGATATATCCAAATCATCGTCACTTTTGACTTCGTTGTCCTTTTGAGGGATATCTAAATTTTTTATATCTATATCTGTTTTATTAATTTCTTCCTTTAGCATTAAAAAGGTTTTAACTGCCTTATCATCTCCAGTAAGTGCTTTGTCTCTGACCACATTATAAATTTTATATAAATCCTTGTGGCTTCTAAGTTGCATTAGCAAAGAATATAAATAGTCATATTCTTCAGATCCTTCCCAACTAGTCTTATATAAATTTAAGTTTAATTCACTAAATGTTTTTTTATATCTATCTAAAAAATCTTCTTTGGTCATTTCACTAAATTTAGTTTGAGCATTATTTACTTTATTTCTCCAACAAAAATATAAATATTTATTTCTATTTTTCTTTTCAAATTTATTTAATTCTGTTTTAAATTTATTACTTTTCATATGTATCAATCCTTTCTTATTGTTATAACAATTCCTTCCAATGAATTATTCTCTACTAATGTTCGTAATTCTGGTATTAATTTATTAAGTTTTTTATAATTGTTTACCTGTTGTTTTGTTAATCCAATTGTTTTATACAATTGTTCGGAAGTCAAATAATTTGACTTGCTTATATCTTATTAATTGTTGTTGACTAATATTTAATTGTTTCGCTAGATCAGACTGAGTTTTCCCATTAAGATTATCTGTATGGGATTGTCCAGCACTACCTTGCCTAATCCTCGCCAGAGTTGCAGCGTTTAAAACGTAACGGTTATTGGACGTATAGTATTTTAAACTCAATATCAATATCGCTTATATTAGATATAAAAGGTACTTCAAATTCTTTTATCTCATTTCTATTAATGCAAATAGTTTTCTTTTTCTTATAGTCATTAAATATGAAATATTTATTTGTAAACTTTTCCTTATCTTCTACTCTAGTACTATGTATTGCAGGATTATTATTAAGCCAGTCCACAAATTCCGTTGATTCCGTTGCGGTAGTATATATATCTAATTTCTGTCTAAATCCTTTCAATATAACACTCACATTTATAAGTGTAGTATCTAAATCAATTTTATCTTTGCTTATTCTTGCCATTAATAATCTCCCCCAATTTATCTATTTTTTTATCCATACCATCCATTTTCTTATCTAATTTATCAAATTTATTATTCATTTCATTATAATTTTCTTCCATTTGTAATATTAATTTATCAAATTTATCATTTAAATTCTCATTATCATAATTTTCTGAATTTCTAGTATATGAATATATTTTCCTTACATTTTCCATAAAATCTCTCCTCTATTATTCAATTTCTTATAATCTTGTAATTGTTGTTGACTAATATTTAATTGTTTTGCTAAATCATATTGAGTTTTTGCTTCATTAATATTATGTTCATCAAGCGATAACTTAGCCTATATTTTATATGCTGTAGTTCCTTTTAATGCATCATTTTCTACTAACGTTTGTAATTCTGGTATAAGATTATTTAATTGTTTATAATTCTGTAATTGTTGACGAGTCATATGTAATTGTTTTGACAAATCACTTTCCGTAGGAGCTACCGAATTATTCGTAAGCTCCTCTTTCTTTATAAATTGATTCCCAGTAAATTTACTACCGCCATTTTTAATTCCATAAATTCATTAAAATAATCCTCAATCAGCACTCATTTAGTTGCAAATGTAAATACTTTGATATAAGCCAATTTAAATTATAGTAACTATGGTCTTAGGGACTTATAGTATGACCCTATGGTATAACTATATAGTAATATTATATGTATCTATTTCATCTAATAAATAATATGCTAAGCCGTCTTTTGATACTTTTCCACGGCTAGGTCTATAGTATTTAGGAATAGTAGGAACGAATGTGACGTACTAGTCCTTATAATATAGAGATGGTAGAGGGAAAAGTATATAGATAGAATTAATATAGTTCTACGAACCTATGTCGGTTAAGTTGCAAAGAACGCAACATAACCTCATGTATTTGCCACTAACGTGTCAAATCCAATATGATTTCTTATAGTTTTATAAAAGTTGTCTATCTTTCAAAACTCTATAGTAATATGTTTTATTATATGAGGGTTTGAAAGATAGACAACTTTTGATTTTTTATATAATATTCCTAATGTTTATTGCATTATGTATGTTTAGCAACATATCTGTAATATATTTACAATAAGGTATATAACTTTTATTTATTCTATCTATTGTATATTTATCCCAAAATGGATTAGGTTTTCCCCAAAATTTATGATTATTCTTTTCTTTCATATGTCTTTTATGCAATTTTTCCATAGTTTTATTGATGAATATACTATTTAAATTATTCTTTAATATATTTACATCTACATTGCTACTAACTATATCTTCACCAACTATTATATTATATCCTCTATAAATCATGTCCACATTTTCAATCTGATCTTGAACTTCATTCGCTATTTCATTATAATATATTTTTCTTAATTTATCATTATACTGTAGTTGATTTTTTGTAGTTATTTTTTCTTCTTTTTTCATTTTTTCAAACACAGATTTCTCTATTTCTTGGATTAATTCATTTTCTTCTTCTGTTGTATTTCTGACTTCATATTGAAAAGATAACAAATACGTTTCTTTAAATTTTATATATCCATTTTTTTGTAATCTTTTCAAACTGGATTTTATGGTATCTTTTAAAGAACCCTTTACTATACTAAAGAAATCTGTTTCTGCTGATTTATTAATTGTTATATCCTTAGCAGAAAAATTCAAGAAGTCATTTTTGTTTGAAAAAGCCACTCCATAATTTTTATTGATAATCCCTGCAATTACTGCCAATTGGTTGGTGGTATAATATAATATCTTATTTTTTCTATTACAAAAGTAATCCAGTAATATAGGATCTATAAATTTACCATATATATTGTTATTTCTGCTATTAGAATTTTTACCAGTATGATATTTTCTATTGTCTATTTTAGCCAATGGAGTATCATAAATTTCATCAATAACAAATTTATTACCATCTTTATGCCATTTAAAATATCGTGCTAATTCTTTAAGTTGTGCTTTCTTTGCAGTGCCAGTAGTTACTTTCCATCCACATATCTTACATAATTCTCTATAATTTTTTATTACTTGTCCAATTTTTATTTTTTCTAAATTTAAAGTGTCCATTCCAAATTGTTCCTCCAATGCTAATTAATTTGTCCATAAGTTTTTTTAACTTCAACTATTTTATCAAACGCCTTCATAAATTTTTCCGTTTTCTTGAAACTATATGCATTTTTACCTCTGTTATCTGTAAATCTATAATACCTATATCCACAAAATGCAAGTGCATCGGCTAGATATTTGTTATATACATTAAATGTATCTTTATTTTCTATATTATTTTCCATAATAAAAATCCTCCTCTTAATTTCTACTTTTTTTATTAAACTCAATTTTTTTATTCCACATAAAATTGTCCGTTTGTTTTCTTTAGTTCCAGTATTCCATTAAATGCTTGCATAAATTCTGGTGTCCTCTTAAAAGTATAAATAGTTTTTGTTCTATTATCCAGTTTTGTACTATATTTATAATATCTATATCCTAAAAATGCAAGTGCATCGGCTAAATATTTATTTTCCAAATTAAATGTTAATACATTGTTTTCCATTGTTATTCCTCCATTTTTTATTTGAGGAGATACGAAATTATTTCCATGCTCCACATTGATATATTTTATATTAAAATTTTATCAAATTATTATTTTCATGTTTAATTTTTTGCTTATATTATATATTTCAATTGTTTTTATCATCAAAATCTCCCCCTCTATATAAATTGATTAAAATTCATTTTTTATTGCTTTATTGTACTATAAATTACTCTATTTTTATAAGTTCGTGCCAAACTAAAGATGTCTATATTTCCTGGTGCATAATATCCCTTATGTACTTCTAATTCTTGCACAATGTCAAAATCCATTTGTGGTAATTCTAATTTAATATTAAATAGTGTACTTATTTCATCTAGTTTTATATCTGTTTGTAATAATCCCCAATTATCTAAATATATTTTTTCTTTTAATTTGTATTTGTCCTGGAGATTGTAAAAATATTGTTTATCATGTTTTTCTAATATATCTATTAATTTTTTATAACCTAATATATCTTTTATGTAATATGTAGCCTGTTGCTTATTAAAATAATAAGATAAAAACATACTATCTATACATAATAATATGGCTTGTTGTTCCTCTGTAAATTTATTTATATCTACGTTTAGTATAGATAAAACTGTTATTAAAGTACTCCCTGCAAATTTTTCTGTGTAATTATACTGTGTAATATTATTATATTTATTTAGATTAATGCAATTAGGATTATCTTCATATTGGCCAACATGATTTCCAAAACATTTTCCATTTACTAAATCTGCATCTACTGCTATAGTTTCTTTTTGTGGTAAAATTTCATTTCCTGCTGCATATATATTATAAAAATCATAAAAATATTTTATATTCCATTTTTTATATTTTGTTAAATAATAGCAACTAAATAAACTGTCCAAATCATCAGATAGGCACAGACAATATTGTCCCACCTCATTAATCCATTTTGGTAATTGTTTCATTATTTCTTTGTTCAAATAATTCGTGTTTCTGTCCGTAAAGTAACAATTATTATGTATTATTTATAATTCGAATATATTATGTTAATACAAACATTTATCCCCCTTCCTCTTGTGCTAGATTTTTACCTCTGCAACACTTCCACCTCCTGTAATTATATTTTCTGTTATCTCTAAAATCTCTCATATTTTCTCCTCTAATCTCTTTATTAATTTTATTAAAAATAAAGAAGGGGAAATTCCCCCTCTAGATATGTACTATGCTCCTATTGTAAATGTTGCAAGTGCTTTAGAATTTAATACTTTTATAGTTGCTTCTGCTAATACCTGACCTTTTACATTATCGCCAGTTTTTGCAAGAACCTCACTAAATGGAGTCCTTAAGAATCCTAATCTTACATAATTTGGGTCAAATACTATTAAAGTGGATTCTGGTATATGTCTATCCAACATTAGAGAAACATTTCCATAATTAGTGTTGATTGAATTAGCAACTAAACCAAATTCTCCTGTTGGAGCATTGTAATTGTATTGTGTCTGGTAAAATGTATCTATTACTTCTTTTAAATCTGCATTTGCAAGACAAACATATCCATTAGAACCCAATCCATTGTCCCAAAGTTTCTTTACAGTAGCCTTGAATTCATCTTCTGTAAGAGATGCATTAGTTATTTTATTTCCTGCATCTACAAAATTAAAGATTCCATCCATACGTCTTTTAAATGGACTTGCAGAACCATCATTTTTCACACCATTTGTTAGTGCTTTTTCTAGGTTTACTTTCAATTCAACTAATCTGTCTGCCATTTCTGAAGTATACATATCTGCAATACCTGTTACAGAACTTGCCTGTGCAGTTCCAGAAACGGAAACGGCTTTCTTAAATATCTCACAAAAATTATTTTTTGCTATTCTACTTGATGCCTGAAATTCTGTAGTTTCGCTGCCCTCAACTTGAGAAATGTCCTCTGTAGTATCAAGAGTCTTTTCTCTAAAGTAAACTAAAGGTGCAGTTTCTTTGTCTGTTTGTCCTCTACCCATCAATAAAGTTGTAAGAGGAGTGTCAAGTGGTTGAGCAACCCCCATTTCTGCCATAAGGTCTATATTCTCCATTGATAAAAAATCTTTTGTTTGTATCATATAATCATTTCCTTTCAAATTTTAATTTTTAGTTTTATTTATTAAAAAAAGTAATAGGATATTTTCCTACTACTAATTGATAATCTATTTATTTTTTAAATTATTTTATTTAAATAACTTAGACATTTTGGATTTTAACATTCCTGCTACATCACCTTTTTTTTGTGCATTTTCATATTCTGTATTTGTTTGTGTATGCTCAGTAGGTTTATATCCATTATCTATATCAGTTTTTTTCTTTATGTCTAGTAATTTATTAATTTTTTTACTTGCTGTATCTATGTCGGTACTATCTGCTACAAGATCGAACATATCTTCAGATAACCCATTCTTCAACATTTCAACTTTAATAGAATTCTCCAAGTTAGATTTAGTCAAACTTTCAATCTGTTCTTTTTGCTTGTCTGCATCTGTTAATTTAGTATTGGCTTCGCTTAGTTTGGTTGTGAAATCCTCTATTTTAGTATCATAATCCTGTAATATTTTTGTTACTTCTTCTTTTGTATAACTGTCTTTATCTAATTTCATTTAAAAACCCCTCCAAAAATTCATCAATTTTATTTATTTTATTTTTACTCAGATACCTTCCATGTATAAAATGGCTCATATCAGTTCCAGTTAATCCTACTTGTTTTGCAACCCATGTATAAGTAATTCCTTTATAATTTTTTAGGTACTTAATTCGTTTTATAATTTCATCCTTTCGCACCTTCTCTCACCTCTATTATTAATTTTATTTACAACTTTTTAGGTATAAAAAAAAAGAGGTAAATAATACCTCTATATCTCCAAAATTAAGATGTCTAACTAACCTATTAAACATCTACATAGCATTTTCCCCTATGTGCGTCTAGTTTTTTCTTAATGGCAAAGGGGCAGGGCTTGAACCTACATCAAAACTAGCAAAAATTACCGATAAATAATTTAGCATACCAGAATCATGCCTAACTAAAAATTAGTTAGAATCAACTATCTATTTATGTAGATAACTCATTTTAACTAATTACTCATTATTTAATACTCTATTAGTACTCATATAATAATAAAATTACATTTTCCTCTAATCATAGTGATACCAACGATTATAGCGATTTTCTATTTCGTGACATTATTTTCCCCTTAAAGGCTCATATCTCAAATTACCTCTTGTTCAAGTAATACTAACGGTTATACTACTCTTTTCCCTTAAAGTGATTCGCTTATTATTCTCTTAATCATAGTGATACCAACGATTATAGCGATTTTCTATTGGTGGTTACTTTTACGTTTTTTATTGTATCTGCGGTATTTTTCTAATTCCATTTCCTTGGCACACCTCTCCAATTACTCATTATTTATTTCTCTATTACTACTCATATAATAATAAAATTACATTTTCCTCTATCCTAGTCATGCCAACGGTTATAGCGATTTTCTATTTCAAACACTTTTACGATTTTTACGTCTATTTTCGATGGTTTTCTGTATATTAATTTCTTTGGCACACTTTTTGCAATATTTAGCAATTTGTTCTTGCGTATTCAAGGGATAATTTTTACCTCTTGAACCTCCATAAATTCTCTCTAGTTCTACTACACCTATACCTCTATTTTTTCATTTTCAAGAATCCTTTCATATCAACGTTTTTAGCACATCAATTTTAACAAATTTCAATTCTAAGCGTTTTATTTCTGCTAGAGGTATAATTACATACCTTCTATTTTAGGATGTCTTAAAACGGCTGTATAAATTATAAATTGTGATTATTTTATATAAGACCATTATATTTATATACTCTCTTATTATATCTCTTACACATATGTTCTTTATGAGATACTTTCCTATTCATACTGCAATACTCCAATCCTTCATTATGATAATAACAACAATTTACACACATACACTTTCTTTCCTTTCTCTTAATATTAACTACTCTTAATATATTATCTTTCATTTTATTTTTATATCTCAATCTCAATCACTCCTAAATTTTTAATTATTACTTGACTTTTGATCTAATTCTGATAAACTCTGGCAATAGTTAAGCAATTGGGTATAGTTTGCCCTAGGATTTCTGAGCAAACTATTGACAAACTCTGTATAATGAGTTGAAGTTTCTTGTCATACTGCCATTGTTCCATGATAGGATATCTTAACTACTCACCCATTAAGAACTATCATAGATCCATCTTACGATTGAGTGTACCACCCCAGATAATTTATTAGACGGTCATCTGAACCCTTCTAAGGGGTATATATACAAATAGCAGTATAATATATATCCCCATGAATTTTACTCGCTGGCGGCTTCATGTCACCCCTAGAATTATTTATAGTTGTTCTAGTGCATACACAACTAACCTATACCATTTTTATCCATATTATTTTATGGTATAGGAAATAAACTTGCAAATTCCTATTTTTTGAAATATAATAAAAGTATTGAGTTTATATTTCATTGATAGGTTTTTGCAATGAATATTATTTGATATTCAGTTTTGTAGGTCTATCGTAAATATTAAGTTGTAACCACTCTTTTATAAGGGTGGTTATTTCCTTATATAATCGACTCTATACATCTAATTGCCTTTACTTTATCTGTTGCTTTTATAATTTCTAACATTTGTTATCATCCTCTCAATTTCATTAATGGACTTGTATCCATACTCATATTTACAATTTCCTTATCTTTTAAACTTTGTAGGTAAATTTTAGTTATATTTACATTTTCGTGGCCCAATAACCTACTTACCGTATAAATGTCTGCGTTATGTCTAAGCATAAATTGAGCATAATAATGTCTTATTGTGTGTGGAGAACATCTTATTGTATCTCTTACCTTACTTTTTTCACCTGTTATTCTTATAACTCTTTCTATACTTTCAACTGTCAATCTATTTCCCCTATTGCTTATAAAATAAGCATCTGTTGTAATAAATTTATTTTTGGTATAACCTGCCCTTATTCTCATATATTTAATAAAAACCTTCTTGAGTGCTGGTGAGATAGGAACATATCTTTGTTTATTTCCTTTGCCATGTACTAAAATTATTTCATCTCTTATATCTGTAATATTTAGAGAACACAACTCAAGATTTCTAATACCTGTTTCAAATAACGTGGCCACAATTGCTTTATTTCTTGCATGATAAAAAGATTTATAATCCCATTGTTTCAACATTTTTTTTGCTTCACTATCTGTAAAAGTTTCAATTAATTTTTTTTCTTCTTTTACCCATCCAACTCTTAATATAGGATTGTTTTTGTTTGATATATATTCTTCTTGGACACAGTACTTATAAAATGCTCTCAAAACTTTTATAATCTGATTTATATATAAATCCGTTCTGCCTTCAATCTCTAAATAAACCAAATATTTTTTTATATGCAAACTTGTAATATCTTCTAATTCCTTTATATCAAATTCATTATCTAAAAATCTTACGAATCCTTTTGTTATATTTACATTGGTTTTTATCGTTCTTGGACTTAATTTTCTACACTCCATATCAAACTTAAATTCTTTTATAAGATCTTTTAATAACAACAA